CTAGTTTTTGAGCTGCTTTATTTTTCATAGATTATTATAATTGGCAAGGAGAACAGGCGTTTGTTATATATGAGATGTCTTTAATGCTTCTCTGTGCAACCTGTTATCCCTCTAGGATACCCTAGTAACTTACAGCGAGTAGTGATATTAATTAATTTTCAACGTGAGTTGCTGGTATAAATTCGTCAATAATATCTCCTTCTTTTTTTCGTGCTTGTTCTGTCGCTATAAAGATAGCGTGTTTTCTGTTGTTGGCTCTTACTACTTCTTTATGAGCCGAGTTTCCTGTACCTAAATTTTCTTTTCTATAAAATTTTACAGTATAAATTTTATCACCAAACACCTTTTGACCAATTACTTTATTAGCCGTTCCTAAAATTCTATCTCGCGTTTCTCTTGCTTCTTGCTCTGTTTTAGCTATTGTTTTATCTAATGCTTGTTCTAATAGATTTCTAGCCATAAAAATTTTCTCCTTGCCTCACCACTCGCTATAAGTTATCAAGGTACTGATTACAGTATATACGAACGCTCGTAATAAGTCAAATAACAACTGGGGATAACTATTTCTCCTTATTTAATTATTATGACATAGACATTTTTGCTATCATCTTCTGTCTGGTATTCTCAAACTTCTAAATTCCGTAATCTTTTTTTAGCATCTATGAGCAAACCATTTGCATTTTCAGCTTTTGGGTTCTTGTCAAGGAATTTTTGCAAGCCTTTTGTAATTCCGTTCAATGCTCCCTCGCTAGTTCCATATTCTTCTAAAGGTTCTTTTGTGGCTAAAGGAAATTCTTTTACTGGCGTTGGTATGCGATCAGGATACTGCTTATAATATTCTGGCATATCCAAAACCTTTGCTATGTTACTGAACATTGAAAAGTATTTCATATTTATTTTTCATATTCATCCATTAAATTTTCTATTATTCCAGTTTATCCTTAACAGCGTCAATAAATCTTTCAACTTGTTGTTTATAAAAATCATCAAAAGTACCGACTTTGCCTCTTTGCTCCCACATTATATACAAAACGGATCTTAATCTTTGGCTAGGAGTTTTGTCGTTTTTTTCAGTAGGCACAAAATCTGGTATATCAATTTGACTCTTATCAAAAGCTCGTTCAGCAAATAAAAAGTATCCAGATTTTTGTCTAAGTTCAAATAGCTGGCTGGCTTGGTCTGGAGTTATTTCCTGTGTACCAACAGTTAGTTTGATAGTTTTATCTTGACGTGTTTCTATTTTTTCTATTTGTGATGCTGTTTGAAACATATTTTTTAATTTCTAGCTTGCCTGTTTGTGAGATTGTTCCGTAAAATGTAGGCATAATAATTTATTCTATAGAGGGAACACATATATATTCCCCCTAACAACAAACTACGCGCTATCTTCTGGTGTTGAGTCGTCAGCAGGTGTGTCGCCACTTTCTGTGCTTTCGCCACCCTCTTCGGGTTGGTGTACTTGTGTGCCTTCTTCTTCTGCAATAGTCATAAGACATTCTCCTTGTTAATAATAATTTTTCTAACTAATTATTAATCTGTTCTCTAGTTAATATAATATTTATCCCAAACTCTTTTAGCTTTAACATGGCTTTGCTACCTTGAAATGATTTGAACAATCCCATTACTTCGCTTGCTTGGCCCTTATTCAGCGATTCTAACTCCACCCATAGCTTATCAATATTCGGTATAAATTTGCGATTCATTGCCTTGTTGCAGAAACGAAGTATGTGGGATTTTTGGCTGAGAGTTATGTTGTCATTTTTCCAAGACATACTATTTTGAATCCTCCCCTTTTGCTCGACTAATAGCATTGTCTAATTTCTCATCCTCTGTTTCTACCTTATCAGTGGCTTCATTAACCTTTTCCATTTCCTGTGCTACCTCTTTTTTGGTCTGTGAGGCATCAGATTTGGGCTTTTCAGCTTGTTTTGGCTGTGATGTGACTGGTTGTTCATCTTTGGCTTTGTCGCCCTCTGACTGGCATTTTCGGCATAATTCAAAGCCATACTTCTTTTTGCTAAAACTAGCTTCTGCCGGAGTAATCTGTATTTTTTCTTTGAGTTGGCTATAGTGGCGTTGACAGTAATGATTTTTGACTGGCTCTTGTGGGTCCGCATGATAGGTTGGCTCATTGGATGGCTTTTGATATCCATTTGTATCTTCTGGGGACATATCCTGCGTAAAAATATCTGAAAGTCCGGTAGTTCGAATTACTGCATCAACATACGCGCGTTTTTGAGCCATCTTAATTGTTTTGTTTGGATCGCCATTATTTCCACCTAAAGTATCAGCGCCTCTGCCTTGGCCAACAATAAAGCCTCCTCTCTTTAAATCGCAAACATAAGCTACCATTCCTTTTACTTCTGATAACATTTCTACTGTATCGTTGTCTTTGTCAAAAGTAGCAACAAGTTGATAGATACTAGCCAATTTTTCAGCACCACCTTTTGATAAAGATTTCTTTCCTAAAATAATATGGAAATCTTGTTTTTCTTTTAACTTAGGAAGTACTTGGTTAATAAAATACTCTCGCTTTGCAAGTAAGTCATCTACCCCTTGTTTAAATGTAGCCAGAGTAGTTTCTTGATTTACTGGCTCAATCTCTTGTTTTGTTTCGACAACCTCTGGCTCATTTGATTTTTTAGGCATATGATTATTTAATTAATTTATTGCTTAATCTCTGTAATTTTTTTTGTTTGCGTTTTTCTAAAGTTTTCATTTCCTCTGCTCTATCGCCCCAAATAATCCAATCCATTATTTTTTGAGCGTTGAGTCCACCTTGTAAATTAGGTTGTCGTACGTATATAGGAGTTATCATAGTTATTCCTTTCTCATTTTTTTAATAGATATATCCAAATTAAGATGACATTTGTGGCAAACGGTAATCATTCTATCTGTGTGTTCTGAATCCCATTTACAAGCACCCTTGTGTCCGTGTCCATCTCTATCCTCGTCTAAATGATGAACATCTAATCGTCTTTGCTTTTTTAGCTTCCAATCAAATCCACAAAGCTGACATAAGAAATTATCTCTCATTCGTACAATCTCGCGAATCTTATTTAATCGACCCTCTCCGTAATCGTGTATCAGGGTTAAGCGAGTATCAACTTTTCTGAATTTCTTTTTAAGAAATGCTCGATATTTCTTGTTAGTCAACTTTCTGAATTTTATAATGTGTCTTGGTGTATAATAATCTATATTATGAATAATTTGCCATGCACGATTTTTAGAAATATTGAATTTATCTCCTATAGCTTGATATGTTAAACCCTGTTTCCTTAATTCTTTAATTTGTTCGTTTCTGGTCATTTCTCAACAATTTAATATAATACGATGCCACCGAATGATTGCATCCGACCCTTTGAACTATCTCGTTTGCTTCATATCCAGCACGGATAGCTCTAATTATTTTAATCGTGTTTCGGGCAATACGCTCAACACGCTGGGCTTCTTCCTCGTTTATCTTAATTTTTGCGTTATTCATAATAACACTAGCATAACACACCTGTTATTTAATACAAGTAAAGGTTATCCCCAGTTTTTTGCCAAACAAAAAAGGCAGAAATTATTATTTTCCACCCTTAATGTATGGCTTCTTAGTCTTGTTACGTTTTTCAATAACAGACACCGAAGCTTTTGCTATGTAGTAGGAGCAGGTTCTGGAGTAGCTTCCTCACCACCTGCATCTGCATCACCTTCCGGTGTCTTTGGTTCATCTTCCATATGGTTTGTATTACTTATAAAGTACAAACGTGGCTTAATACTAACTGCAAGTATCAAGAGTATGGTCACTTACCACAGGAATATACTCCGCGCATACAAGCATACGCTCTTGTAATCCCCCTATAGATTGCAGTTTACTTTTTCCACTTTGCTATTTGTTAAATTTATGCTATACTATCCTTGATTGGTTCAAGCAATCATTATATACTTTATATGCCGTTAGTAGGTGCTTGAACCGCCGAAAGCGGTTTTTTAATTATATGCCTAAAAAATGTCTTTGTGGATGTGGAGGAATTATCATTTGGCAGAAACATCATAAATGGCGCGATATTAAATATATTCGTGGCCATGCCCCTAATAAAAATAGATTACAGTTGGTTAGCAAAAAATTCGGTAGACTAACAGTCATTAAGTTTGCTGAATTTAGACGTGGAAAAAACAATATGAAGCGATCTTATTGGAAATGTAAGTGTGCTTGTGGTAATTATACAGTAGTTCGTGGGCTAAATCTTAAGATAAAAAATGGGGTAAAAAGTTGTGGTTGCTTACAAAAAGAAGTGATGTCCAAAATTGGTAAACGTGCGTACAAGCATGGAATGTCTAATACTAAATTTTTTAGAATCTGGGTAGGTATGCAAACTAGATGTTTTGATTCTAAAGAAAAAGCATATCGTTGGTATGGAGCTAGAGGAATTACTGTTTGTAAGCGATGGCTCAGATTCGAAAACTTTCGAGATGATATGTATAAGCTATATTTAAAACATAAGAAAAATAATGATTATACTTCTATAGAACGAATTAACAGTAATGGAAACTATAAGCCTAGTAATTGTAAATGGGCTACTCGTGAAGAACAAAGAGCTAATCAACGTCCTCGTCAACGAACACGCGATTTTAGATAAATCTCCGGATCAAAAAAGTTATCTAAATTATACAATTCTAATTTACCATTCTTGCTTATGTCGTGATGAAGATGAGGCCCAGTGGTATATATGCCAGAATTACCTGTCTTGCCCATCACATCTCCGCAATTGTAACTTCCTAATCTTGGCTTATAACTTAAATGGCCAAATCTATGCAGAAGTCCAAACGAATCTATGAAGTGTATCTGGTATCCCATTTGTATTCCCCGAAACGCCTTGACAACTTCTCCGTCTGTGGGAGCGTACAAAGGTTCATAATAACAAGCCCAATCTGTACCTCTGTGAATAGCCTTATACCAAGTTCTAGCAAGGAAATGATAACCCACGACTTCCATCTTCTTGAGTATCGGGCTTGCATTGTATTGTTTTATATCCATAATAAGTTGACCTTTCGTTAAATATAGTTTAATATAAATTATTAATAAATGACAATAAAATTATGGGTAGACCTAAGATTTGGTATTATCATAAGTGTGAATATTGTAAGAAGAAAATTACAACAGATGGAAGCCACCGTAGAAGACATAAACATGTTTTTTGTAATACCAGTTGTTCTATGAAATGGCGAGCAAAATATCTTCCTGAATCACTTAAAGGCAACACTACCGTTAGAACAGGAGAGCAAGCCGCTCATTGGAAAGGTGGATATATCACGTCACAAGGATATAAAGGTTTCACAAAAAACAAAATTAATTATCTTGAACATAGGCATGTCATGCAAAAACACTTAGGTAGAAAATTAAAACGATCTGAGCAAATACATCATATAAATGGAATTAAAACTGACAATAGAATTGAAAATCTTATATTATTTGCCAATGCTAGAGAACATACACTCTATCATTACAAATTAAAAAAAGAAAAAAACTTATAATTTTAAGGTCGTTGAAAACGTACTGCTTCTCCAGCTTCCGGTCTAGTGAACCTTGTTTTTGCTTCTGCACTAGGGCGCTTGAATCTAGTGGTTGGCTCTTTTTTTATTTTCTTTTTTTCTCGCTCTTTGCTTTCAACGCCTTTGCCGAACCACCAATAATATAGGTTTCCTAAGACTGGAATTGACTTAATTGATTTCAGATTATTTATTTTGATGCTCTCTTCCCAATCCTTAAAAATCTTTATAAGGTCTTTTGAGATATTGTCTACAAACTGCGTAGGTGGAGTAAGTTGCTCTAGTATAGCCGAGCCAATTCCATTACGGCTGACTTGGTTTACAGAGTATCGACTGAATCCTATTAGTTTGGCAATGTTATCTATAAGACGATCTTTAAGAGATGTTTTTCTACCAAGCACTAAATCTTTCAATTCATCTGCTGTAGCGTTCATCAGAACCAAAGCCATTGATAATAATACCATATTTCTCATTCCTTGTACTTTGTTGGTTCTCATTGTTCTAAATACTTCATTACGATAAACATCAAACATTTTTAAGGTCCAAGTTTTTAATTGGTATAAGATACGCAAATTTCCACCTGTCAAATATCTTTGTGGAACTTCTGATTTTGCTACTGGCTGGAAGTCCAGAAGCTTGTAAAACGCTAAAAACTTAGCATTTTCAGTCATATTATCATTTTTTAGATCTTCGATAGTTTGCTTGGCATCATCTCCAAAAATATCTTTCATCTCTTTTTCAAATTCTGGTGTTGGCTTTTTAGCTAATTTTTGATAGCGGGCTACTATTGGATTGATAAGGGTTTCTTTACCCATAGTATCTATTTTGGTAAGGCCCACTACTTTGAATACAGTATCAACTAAATTAGCAGTCAAAGAAGCATCTTCCATTTCTATAGCTATTCTTTCTATGCCAATATCTTCTTTAGTAATTTTTGATTTTCCAACTCCAGCGCGGATTAAAGCATTGCCTGTTTCAAATGCTCCTGCATTACCTACTAAGACGTTATATAAAGGAAAAGCCAAGTCGCCAATCTGCGTCAAAGCGTTTATAGGGCTTCCCATGACATCTAAATATGCCAGATTCTTATACAAACTCACGGCTCCATGAGTTCCTTTCTCTCCAAAGAAAGCATTTAAAATTTCCCTAACCTCTAATTCCTGTTTGGGTGTAACCTTGCCTTCCGCCAAAAGCTTGACCATAAACGCACCAATACTATCGTCAAGATTATTAAACTGATCCACTTTTTTATCTACTATCTGCGACTTGCCAAAAAACTTACGCGCCTCAATAGCATTGTCTACTGATTCTATATACCTCAAAGTAGCATTAGAGGTGGTGAAATAAAACTTATTCATTTCTGGCGTTATAAAATCAATCACTCGATCTTTCATATTACTGACTGCTGACAAAGTAATCTGACCACCGGAATATCCACGTATCATGTTATTTATAAGATAAGCTTTTTCATCAGTAGTCAAGGCACGGCCCAAGTCCATTTCTTTGCGTTTAACAGCTTCGTCAATAATACTCTTAGTATTCTCGTCTGCCTCGCTAAAAAATTCAACCAATCCTTTAGTATCTTTAACCATGCGAGGGAAGTAATTTTTTAAATACCCAATATCAAAACCAACTTCATTAGCCCGAGCGTAAATATCATCAAACAATGCTTTAGTGGTTTTCATTTCCTGTTCAAACCCATATTGCTTGGCTAGTGCTTCTTGCTTGGCTATATCACGATTCTTGGCCGCAAAGTCAAAAGTAGCCCTATCGTCTTTAGTCATTGTGTTATATTTCTCTAAAAATGGAACAACAATCTTTTTGTCCTTAATTACTCTTTGATTCGAGTTAAAAATAAAGCGCCTTAAAGCAATCCGCAAAGACGGGTCTATATCCGCTAATCTGCTTGATATTGTTCCTAACGTCTTGTCAACTTCATCACCTGCTTTTTGTAAGGTTTCTTTTATTTGAAGTTTAGGAGTTTTTTTCTGTACCTCTATATTAGCTTGATACACATCATCTTTAATTACTGGCGGTTCGGATTTCTTAGATACGATTCCTAGCTTCTCGGTTGTTTCAGCAGACGGTCTGAATCCTCGCTCAAACTTAAATTTTAAGCGCTCTTTAAGTTTACTAACAAAATTACCTAATTCAACTATATTCATCTGACTGATTGCCTTAGTGATTCCTAGTTCTTTCTTAACGTCATTGATAGTAGTTTGATTAAATTCGCCTAACTTCTTTACAAAAGCGATTGCACTTCTTTGTTTGCCTTTTGGGGCTTTTAAAGATTTATCAATATCTCGTTTTAGGGCTTCTAAAAATTTCTGTTCACGCTTGAATTGTGCTATGCCTTGTTTTGCTCCACGTTTTTCTACGCGTAATTTCTGACGCAACAAAACATCTTCTTTTTTGGTAACTTTTTTCGTTGGTGGTCTAACCTGTTCCTCAATCTGCTTTTTAGTAATTCGTTTAGGTTTTGCTGGCAGTGATTCAAGTTTTGGTGGCACAGCTTCTTTTACTCCTTTAGCTTGGTTGAAGAAGTCGGTTAGGGATTTGCGGGTGATGGGTTTCCCCTCGGCGGCAAGGTTTAGTGGCAATCCCGCCTCAACAACACCCGCAACGCCTTGCTCTTTGATTGTCTTGCCCCCACCTTTTCTAAATACTAATTCACTAAAATCCAAATTATCAATACTTATTAGATCATTTGCGTCAACTTCAAAACGATTTAATGATGGACCGCCAAAATCTTTTGGATTTGTACTACGAGGATCTTTAAGGTATAATTCTGCAATCCCTTTATCAGCAGTCAAGAATTTTCCGTCAATTAGCTTCTCATTATTCTGTCCTGCTCTCCATACTACCACTTTGTTTCCTAAAAACACATTATCAGCAAATCTTTTACCATGTAATGTAGTCAATGTGCCTGAATCAAGTGTATCAGCTTGAAAAAATGGACCAACCTTTCCAACTATATCTAATTCAACTTGTCTTGGTTTTATAGTCTTTTCCACAAACTCCTCTGCACTCTTAAACTTCCGGGCTTCGCGAGCTAATGGTCTTAATTCTGGCGGTATGGGCTTGGCTATTTCCGCAGTTTTAACACCTGTAAGACCAGAATAATCTGCAATAAGTTTGCCATTCTCCATGCGAATATCTGGTTTTACTCCGTGCTGTAAGACGCTATGCACCTTAGCTTCTCCTGTTGTAACAATATTAATGAAGTCACGAATCTGATTCTTATTCTCACCGGTAAACATTCTCTTCATAAATGCCAATACTTCCTCAAAGAATGAGCGTATTTTGGATCCTGTTGTTCGAACATTTTCAAAACTCTGTTCTTGAAGATAAATCTCCAAATCCTCCATAATCATTTCCTCGATTGCTTGGTCAGACTGGTTAGGAAATATCTTGCGAGCCTCCTCAATCATACCCTCACGCGTAATGCCTTTATCTGTAAATAAATCAATGCCGTGCATATGCCGGAATATGAGATGACCCATTTCGTGCTGACCTGTAAATTCAGGAACGCCCTCTTTTTCAATAACAATAGTATTAGCTAAAGTAGCGCCAAATGCTCCGCCCTCTGCTGTTTTTATAACATCAACTGCTTGCCTGTCAACGTTAGAGAGTTTAAGGCGTCTAGTAATTTCATCAATAGCATTAAGAGCATCTTGCCCTACCACACGCTCTCTATCTAGACGCTCTGGCCTTTCTGTAAGTTGTCCGGGCTTTAGAAGTGTTGGTTTTTTAACTTCTCCTTTAGCTTGGTTGAAAATATCTGTTAATTGGGATTTGGTTTTAAGTTGCGAATTATCAAATACAACAGTAAATTCACCACCACCATCTATTGCTCCATCAAATCCACGCCTTTTTATATCATTGACAATCTCTGGATTGGCATCAAGAAATCCTATCTCTATTTTTTCTCCATCTTCACCTTTTGCGAATTTTCCATTTTTAAACTTATAAAATCCACCTGTTTTTTCAAAGTCATATGGATTTCTTAAATCAACACGATATTCCTCTATATTTTTACCAAATTCACTAGCAAATTTTTTACTTGTGGATGAAAAAATTAAATCAGTTTCTATATCTGATGGATTCTCTATTTTATTTTCAGTACCACGAAACACCTTTGGTTGTGCCTCCACAAACTCCTCTGCACTCTTAAACTTCCTTGCTTCAACTGCTAATGGCTCTAATTCGGTTGGAATGGCTTTTACTGCTTGGGTTGCTTTAGCTTGGTTGAATATGTCTGTGAGTTGGGATTTTAATTCTTTGTCAAAAACTTCAACAACTTTTCCATTTGCAACAACAGCCAAATCATCCCCTTTTACCGCATCATGATAAACAATAATACTTTTATCTACTAAATTTGGATGTTTTTTAATAAATACCTCATTGTATTCTCTGCCAAACTGTTCTATCTTTTCTAGCCCAAAAGCACCCTCTCGTACACCCTCATCAAATGCCTCTTGTCCATTTCTCTTTATAAATAATTTCTCTACTTCAATATCTAATAAAGATTTGCTATTCTCCACAAACTCCTCTGCACTCTTAAACTTCCTTGCTTCTTTAGCTAGGGGTTCTAGTTCTGGAGAGATTGTTGGTTCAATTCTTCCTTTTGCAATTTCTTCTTCTGTTGGAACAAATTGGTCTAAATCTTTTCTTGGAATTTTAGCAAAACCCTCTTTGCTTCTTAACGCCTCTCTAGTTGGTTCACCAGTAACTATATCAGCACCCAGACTAACACCTCCGCCAAGTATGCCTCCAAAAAATGCTGATTCAGGAACTCCTGCAAGCAATTCGCGATTCTCATCATAAGTTTTAGCAACTGAATTCTGTACAATTTCCTGTAGAGATTCTGTGCCAGATTCTAAGCCAGCTTGTTGGGTTACACGCCTTGTTATTTCACGGATAATATTTCGTTTGACTGTTTTACCAGCAGGAGAGCGAGAAAGCAATTTAGTTATAGGAAGTGCTTCTAACATACCATTTGCAACTCCAACAATGGCCGCAACCTTTTCAGCTTTTTGGTCATCTACTCCAAATTCCTTTGCGTCTTGAAAAGCAAAGCCAGCCTCTAAAGTAGCGGTACCGGCAAACGCTGTTCCACCAATAACTAAAGTAGGCGCACCAACTGCGGCCGCTGGTAAGCCCACGCCTATACCAAATAATAAGGTAGGCAAAGTTTCGCCAATTCCTTGCACTATCCATTTTGGATCGCGCATCTTTTCAACAAACTTGCGATTATCTTCTACTTGAATTCCAACACTAGCTAATTCTTTATCATTTTTAGCTAAAGTCGCAAGTTTTTCACTTAATTGTTCTGCTCCTATTTTCTTGGCCCCAACACTTACAATTGTTTCTAATGCTGATCCTAATCGTAAAAATCCACGATTAAAGCTCTCACCAAATATCTTACTAAGAGATTTTTCTCGTTCTGGCCCTTTCACGCCCAATTTTGGCGGTGTAGGAGCCTCTGAAACCTTTAATGGAGGTAGTTCTGGTCCTGACAATTCCTCAAAATCAAACACATTATTTCCAATTCTTCTTTGCAACTGTTCCCTATTGGGAGTTTCCGCAGGTAAGGCAATGTCAAAATTCTGTGTATCCGGAGTATCAAAACGCACATTTTTTCTGTCGTTCACTCTGAATACACCTCTACCATGTGGAGTTTCTACATCTTCTAACTGTTTTATTTTAATAAGAGTGCCTTGCGGTACACTGCGCACACCTGTGGCTACATCGCCAAACTGTACTGGAGTTCCAAAAGCGCCTATACCCTCTGGATTATCTGGTCTTGTTTGAAAAGGGTCTTTAGGATCAAAAAATGTAGCATTGAACTTGCTAGGCTGTTTGGTAGTTACCTTTAGACTTGGTTGTGGAGGTAGAGGTCTTACTTTTACTGATGGCTGTATTCTAGGCCCTGCTACGCTGATAGGATTAAAAGACGAAGTTGGCGCTTCGTCTTTTCTAACCTTTACTAGTGGTTGTCTTAGAATATCGGGTATAGGCATACTAAAATCTATCTAAACGTCCTCTAGCTTCATCAATTGCTGATTTATGTTCTTTGATTTCATCATCATCCAACCCTATTCCTTTTAGAGCGCGTCTAATTTCTTTTTCTTCTTTGTCTTGCTCAATCATTTTATCAATAATTTCACTTGCGTAACCTGCTATTTCACCTTTGTTTAATCCTTGGCGTTTTAAGGCATCTATAACATTTCCTTGTACGTTGTTAATAGTTTTCAAAACAATATCATTGATAATATCATTAAATTTGTCAAATTCTATACCTTGTTCTTCTAAAAATAACAATATATCACGTAAAGTAGCACCCTCTCTGATTTTTTCTCTTGCTTGTATACGGGTTTCTTGTGCGTTTAGCGGCCCCTCTTCTCCAAATACTTCATCTAAGCCCGCTTTAATAGAAGATTGGTTTAATTTGGTGTTAGTGTCTAAGAAAGCAAGCACACTAGCCCTACTATTTCCTTGTTGCTCTGCCATTTTGATAAAATCTATAGGTGACGGAGATGTATTAAATATACTAGATAGATTGCCACCAGTGAATCCACCACCACCGCCTGTAGCAGACTTAGCTTTGCCAACGCCTGACTGTTCCCATACAATTTTACCGGTACTTTTATCTATGCCAGTCAACGTACCTCTATCATCAAGCGAAGTTACAATATTCGGCTGTGCCGGATCATCCAATCCCTCAAAAGTAAATACTCTGCCTGTATTTGGATCAGTTATAGTCCTAGATTCCCCAATAGGCAAATTTTTCATTAACGATACTATGTTACTGCCAGAGAAAAAGTCCTCTTTTTCCTCTGTATCTCGTTCTAATTCTTGTGCTTTGATTTCTAACTCTACCGATCTAAATGCTTCATCAGATGCTTCTTGTGCTATTTCTCTTGCTCTGTCTACATTACCAATAGCCGCTTGTTCGCGAGCCAGCAAATTCTTTAATTCACTTTGTAATCGCAATTGTTTGATTTCGTTTTGTTCAACTATTTTCTGCTGTTGACCTCCTATAAGGCCAGCAGAAATTCCGCGCCCTTGCCCCTCTAGTTTCTTTTGTGCCTCTAAAATAGATGTCTGGAAGTCTTGAATCTCCTTAGTTTTATCAGCAATAGAAGTTTGAATCTCTGCTACTGCGGTAGATTTTTCGCCTAGTTTCTGCAATTTGGCTGTATCTGTAAATGCTGTCTTAGCGGCTTCCTGTACGCCTCTAAGCAGGTCTGGTGCTGTTTGCTCCTTATATCGCTCTCTAGTGCTTGTTATGTCCCTTTCTGGTACAGGTTCAATAGGAAGGGGAGGTTCGCCTGTTTGGGTAGATGTTGCTAGAGGTGTAGGTGTAATAGGTGCAGGAGTCGGCGCAAACGGAGTTTTGAAAACATTGATTGACTGAATTCCTATATCTGGCAAGCGTCTTTGAATCTCCGCAGTATCAGTAATTCCTTGTGAAACTAAATTCTGAACTTGCTGTCTTTTAGATATATTCTGTTGTGCTGATGTTTGCTCTATTGGGGCTGGTTGTCCTGTGAACTCTTCTCTGGCTGTTGGAGGTCTTTGGCCTGTCGTAAATTCGGCTCTAGCGTCTGTAGCTGAAAGGTTGCCCGTTGCTTGCGCCCTTTCAGGAGCTACGCTTACTCCTTGCTGTGGAGTGTCAACAACATTTATTTTAGGCTGGGTTGAAGATTCTTCAACCCGAAGATTGGGTTGCGCTCCTGCTTGCGAAACCTTTATTTTCTGCTCATTTTTCTTATTTGTGACTCTTATTTGTGGTGGCATATTATGTAAATCCTGTTAATTCTGACATTGGCTCATCGGCCAGAGAATATTCAGGTGCAATATATACTCCCTCTTCTTTACCGCTTTGCTCTTCAATCATTCTAGCCATAATTCCGCCAAAATCTCTAGCCAAACCTGCTTCCATTCCGCCATCATACAATCTCCACCATCTATCAGCTTCTCTTATTTTACCCTGTTCTTGGAAATATAAAGCTGTGGCACGATAAACAGGAGCTATGTCGTAACTCTCTGGAATAAGGGATACTTGTATTATTTCAGAGGCCGCTGTTGCGCTTGATAACGTAGTACCCTCATAAGGTTTTAGTAAGCCAATAGTTGTAGAATTTGTAAACGACCCAATTTCATACCAGAATCCATCTCCGCCTCCTGCCGCAGTTGTCTTAGTAATCCGTATAAATCTGCCTACCATATCAGCAGTTGCGGCTAAAGTAGATACTGTTGCCGCAGTTGCTCCGTTAGCCAAATCGGTAACTACCATAGTCGTTGCATCCGCTATATTCAAATCAACCACGTTTGTCCTGCCTCTGAAAGTTATGGTGCTTGTAGAAACTGCTGGTGCTGGCTCTATAAATACTTGATTGCCCTCTCTGTAGTAGAATTGAGCAACATCGCTATCTCCTAAATTAGCCGCTAAAATTCTTTTCCATAGTTTAGAATCATAAACTGGCTGTGGGCTATAAATAGTTGTGCCACCCGTAAGAGTAATATACAAATCTATAAAAGTCCTAATAGGATTCGGTATCTGATAATTGTTCTGTGTCGCGACAGTTGAAAGGGTTTCCGTAGTTTCTAGCCACCACCACTTTCCACCATTAAGAGTAGCGATTGCTCTAATTGAATCGTTAATTAATTCATCTAAGTGGGTTAAGTTTCCACTTGAAGCGTTTTTGGTAAACTTGCCCCCCAAATTTCTAAGATCAGAATATCCACGCATAGTTGTATTTACTTATTATAATTTTAGGTTGTTTTCTTTTTCTAAATCTTCCATTTCTTCCTCATAATCACTCGCTACTTTCCGTAATACATCGGTCACTATTCCAATATCATTTGCAGGATTTGACACGAATCCAGATATCAATAAATTTATAGCATTTTTGAACATTATTATTCTCAATGGATGATTGTCTACTATTCCAGAAAAATTAAATGTTTTTTCTTCTGTTCTAATTGCTTCAATTCTATATTTAATGCCATAAACTTTCTCTAAAATTGATTCAATTAAATCTCTATACTCTAACTTTAAAAGTTGCTCTTGTTGCATTCTCCATTTAAATAAAAGTGTTATCGTACTTTCATCTACCGAAATTGGTGTAGCTGTTCCTAATATAAAATGTAAAGCAGGATTTCTGTCTTTTGCCTTTGCTAAAACTTTATCCCAATCTTTTAAAATTTTTGTAATATTTTCCATATAGTTCCCTAATTTATAATTTGTGACATTTTTGTGACATTTGTGAATTTTAAGTGGTATTACTTAAAATTCACATGATTATTCTTCAGATACTTTTTCTGTTATATAGTGGATTTCTACATAATCTAACCCCATAGCTAAGGCAGAATTATTTCCACCACTTCCCCAATCAGCTATTAAAGATAAATCACTGAATAATGGGAAATCAGCGTCTGAACTATCGGTGGTATCAATTCTAGTAAATAAAGACTGATTAGCCGCTGGAGTGCCTGTAAAAATAACTCCTCGTATGGCTGAAAATACCGTAACTGTTGTTTTTCCGCCATCAATTTTTAACTTCAAGTCCAAATCTCTTCCATCTGTGTCTGATGGTGTTGATTGTGAATCAAAAGCGAATTTAGTCTTAATCATTGTAATCTTGCCTTGTTCATTTTCTGCAAACAGAGGGGAAACACCAACCGTCTGTAAATATCCATTAGCGTCATATCCTGTTGAGAACTTCTGCAAACCTCCTAATGTTGTTGCTCCTGTTGATACAACAAATAAATTGTTAGACAAATGTATACATACCCCTACTGACGTACCTAAACCTTTTGCGAATTTATGGAACGCAACACCCAATCCCATAGTATCTCCGTAACTGTATATATTCCCACCGCTTGTCCAGACCAAAGTATCTCCTGTAATATCAACGCTTCCATGATCAGGCACATCTCCGCTAAACTCCTGAATCGTCTTGAAACGGTCATCTATAAGCATTTTCATCTTAGTATTATTCGTGGTAAACGCACTATTCGCACGTCCTTTCGTAAAACACCCAATTGTACCCAAAAATTCAAATGCTCCGCCTACTACATTATCATCAAGCGAATATGTTTTATACGGGTCATCTTTAAGATAATCCCAAAGATGGCAAAATGCTTCACCCCTGTTGGCGCTTGATACTCCGCTTCTAAATGTAAATATTGCTAAAGTGCGTGGTTTTAACAAAGCAAGTGATATTATTTCTTGGTCTGCTGGTAAGGTTAGTGATGCTGGGTCAAAAGTTCCGTCTGCTCCAGTTGCTCCATCAAAAGACTTGAGAATATTGCCATCTCCTATATAGAGAATATCGTCATGCCCTACTAGCATTGGATGTTTATTGTCTTTAACTAGAACCGCGCCTGACGCTGGAACTGTTGACATGAAACTATCATCAAAAGTAGTAGAAAAATCATATATTCCCACATCTCCATCAGTATCATCATTAAAGCTATAGAATAAGCGAGCAACTTTTGTAGCACCAGTGGCAGTTGTTTTTGTAGAATAAACAACTACGTCTTCCCCTATTTCACCAGTATGAGAATGGTCAATCGTATGCGGAAAAGTAGTTGGAGTTGTTAAGGTAGATGTGGCTATTACAAATTGATGCAATTCTGTACCCGCTGAAGTGAAATAAGCATTTACACCATGTACTACACCAGCTTTTAATTTAGTGTCTACGATACCTACATTGGTAACATCCACAGGTTCAAATCCCGGAAAAGCATATCCGTCAAGCGCACGATAGGGATTGAACGCAACTGTGTGAACTAAACTTTTACTAGCTAGAGCCACATTTGTAACATTTTGTATATGTTTTGCTAGACCAGAAATCCAATCCAATTTATCATATCGTATTATTCCGCCTGATCCATCTCTATTTGGGATAATTTGTGGCATATCATATTTTTAATTTCTTTTTCTTCTCATCCCAAATATCTTTCAAGTAATTTTCAATGGTCGTTTTTTCGCCTGTTAATTGGCTTATATGAACGTCAATATTCTTAATTCTCGCTTTCATATCAACAACAGTAACATCTTCAATTGCTACTTGCTTTTCTTCGCTGACTTGGACAAGTTTTTTTTCGTCCTTATCATTTTGCTTTATAATTTTATATTGTTTTTTCATATTATTTATATACAGACCAAACTAATACTGTATTAGAATTAACTGCTGTTCCCCAATTAATAGTTATATTAGTTCCATCTAAAGTAGCTAAAGTGGCCCGTCCATAATCCGTACTGTCAAAATGTTCTAAAGCAACTATTACATCTGATACTAATTCTGAATTATTACCGCTTCCATTGCTTTGTTCTGCCATTGTTATTGCGCTCTCACTGCTAGTACTTATAGCAGACCCATAAGACTGTATGGTAGAGTTAGAAGATGCCTGAAATGCTACTATTATTATTCCATTAGGCACACTTCCTAATCCATGAGCAACTGTTTGGTCGCCTGTGCCATTTGCATTTGTTCTAGTAAGTATGCCAGTTTTAAATCCGCCCGCGTTATCATCAACATATTTCTTAGTAGCCGCATCTTGGTCTGCGGTAGGGTCAACCACATTAGTCAACTTATTAGTTCCCATTGACTGTTCGCCTGTAAAAGCCCGTGTACCTGCTACTAAAATATATTGAGTATGGTCGTCATCGCCTAAACCATCTAAATCTCCGTGATCCAACGCTCCCCACTTTAAACCTAACCCCTCTGTACTATCAGCAATAATAACCTGACCATTACTTCCTACGGTTAATGCGTCCAAAGAATTTATACCTCGACCAACAATTATATTACCTTTTGCGTAACTATAAAGTCCCGTTCCTCCTTTATCAGGTTGCAAAATCTCATCAAATCTTTCGGCTATAATCTCTTTAATTCTTTCTTCTGTTAATTCTGGCATAAAAATACATTATTTTTTCAACTCAACTTCGCCATCTATTTCAATACGATCCCAATCTAATTTTCCTTCTTTATCTTTTGGAACCTCTTTGCCATGATTTGCCGCATATGATTCAAATGCTCCTTCACTCAATACCGGATCTGCAAAAAATATAGTTGAACTATCCTTGTCTTTAAGTATTTTTGTCGTATTGGTTTTTTTAACTGTTACAATTGGAGTAAGCCAAACCCTGTGGGCCGACCATATGCGGTAACTACTAGCTAATACTTTTTCAAATTCAACATCTTCACTGTCTTGGTCATACTGCCTATCAAAAGGATAGCTGTCGTAGACAATCAAATTATCGCCTCTGTAGTCATCAATCTTAAACATATGGTTTGCTCGCTTGCCTAAATCTATAAACTCACCACCTCTTTCGGCCCATGCGTAACCACTACAAAGCACCTCGGTTCTTTTTAGCGCTTCTTTAATCTTGCTATGTGGCACATTACCGCTAACATCCAACTGCTCCCAATGTACTTTCCATTTTGTTAATTTGTCCTTGCCCTGCAATATAATAGTTTCGGGTGGTTTAAGAAAAAACTGTTCTGAGGTTGTTTCTGCTGTAAAAGGATATTCGCTATCAGGTACCCAACCATTAAGACGAAGGCTCTCTAATGCTTGCCGTGCGGTTGTACCGCCCTTTTCGATAGATACTCCGGCAAAAAACGCATGATACATCTCAGACATGGTAGTTTCTACGCCATACACTTTATGGAGATACGCAACCGTCGCTTTCAATATAGAATAAATAGTACAGCTAAAAGTATCAAAATGCTTATTAAACTGCATTTCGGCCTTAGCTCGATACTTGGTCCATCCATGCCCGTTGGGAAATATGACTGGCGGAGCAGGCAATGGAGATGTAACTCCCATGATATAATCCTGTGGCTGTTCCGGCTCATACCTAAACCCTGAGTCTTTAATTTCTGTTATTGTTATCATAAAATTTTCTTCTTCTTTTTATTTAGATATTTAGAAATTTCACCAAGCACTAATCCAATGACAGCAACAGCTATTGTCGGTAAATCAAAATCTGAAACTGACTGTATTAATACATCAACTAAACCAGTACCAAATATCATTACAGAACGCCACAAAAACGATTTCATTCGCTTTATAAATGTGTCTGGTAAAAAACTTAGTAAAAATTCATCTATTTTAGACATATAATTATTTGCTTAATAATTGATCCAATTTATCTTCAATGCCGTCAAGCCTCCTCTCAACTTCTAAAAAATGATTATTTTCACGTTCTTCAATTATTGAAACTTGATTTTTAACTTCGCTCACTTTTTGACTTGATGTCGCCCACGCAGTAAAAGTAGATGCTAGTATCATGCCTCCTGCACCGATTACTGCGATAGTTATAGAAATCTGCCCTTTTATATTTTTCATAGCTGAATCGCAATTAATTTTAACTGTGAGATTGTCTTTGTTGACGGACTAATTAGAATCTTGCCTTGTATTGCATCTCTATCAGCTTGTATATTTTTGCTTGCTTGAATATGGCTCTTAATCAGCCTAGTTATTCCATTTTCACCCACAAAACTTATATTCCCTGCATTAATTAAAACAGTTCCATCTAGCACATAAACATCTGACAATGAATCTTTTAATTGATTTAAGCATGATTCTATAGTTCCTAATTCAGATAATGGCGTTGTTAATGTTTGGGCATTTTGCAGATAATCTACGCAAGTTTTATTGTAAGCGGGAAGTGTTGCTTGGAGTGATATGCCAAGACTTTGCAAAGGCAATGCTCCTCCCCATTCAACAGGCAATTCAGGATCAACTTCTTGCGCCCTAACATCTTGATTCAGTAAAAAAGTTGCGTAAACAAAAATTCCCGCAACTATTATTACTCCTAAAAAGAATATAATTTTAACTGTAAATGTCATATTTAATCTCCAAAGAATATTACGCTATGCCCTTGCGCTCCTGCTTGATTCTTAATCCTTATAAGTTCTTTTCCACATATTAAGGCATGCACATACTTTGTGCTGTTAATTTATCAATCTGCTCTTGCTGTTCTTGAATAGATTTCACCAATACTCCGAACATATCGTAGAAATGCAAAGTATCTATTTCGCCCTCTTCATCTAAGAAAACAAGCTCTGGCATGACTTCGTATACATCATCAGCTATCAGTCCCATTCGTTCATCTCCTAAATCTGTCTTGTATTCATAGAATACAGGTTGTAATTGCAATACTTCATCTAATCCATAGGTAAGGGGTTTGATGTCTGTCTTGTACTTTCTTGCGGATGAAGCGCAAGTTTGAGCGCCATCTTCAATTATTTCTCCTGTAGCAGTAATAAAGCAAGCGGCTCTGTCTTCACCTGTGGTTGGCACCTCTGGCATCAAAATACCGCCATCTTTTGTTGCCCCCATTACCAAAGTCCCCGGTGCCGCTCCCTGTGAGGCACCCACCCGCAATTGCCAATCTCCGAAGCTCGTTTTATTGGTGATAAAATCCCAATTTCTTGCTCCGGCATTAACGTGCGTCGACTCCAGTGTGAGCGTTGGAGATTGATTCGTATTCTCAACGATTATACCCGTTTCATTTGTTGCTGTGGATACATCCAAGGCTTCTCCTGGATTTGTTGTGCCTATGCCGACTTCACCTGTAGATAATATTATCATCCTATCATTATTTTGTGTCTGAAATAATATGTCGGTAACTGTAACTGTACCAATGCTTACATAATTTCCTGATGCTCCACTACCCCATGCGTTTAATCTTAATTCTTTATCATCTGAATTTAACCTTAATGTTGACCTAGCAGCATTACCTGCATTGGTGTTATTAACCTTAATTGCTGTTGCAGCATTTTGGTCTTTGTCTACTTCTAATAATTCACTTGGTGTTGTCGTGCCGATGCCGACGTTGCCTGTAACGTCAATGGTCATCGCATCAATCCACGTAATGTCAGTATCAGCACTGCCGGATGCCACCACCCTGAAGATATGCTCACCGCCCTGTTGCTTATACTGCGTGGCTTCGTCGGTGACGATAAACCGATCGTTACCAGTCGTGTGCTGATAAAAGTTATTCCCATAGTAAAGTGGGTATCCTGCACCGGCATTCCCCTTCCTGCCGTAGATAGTTCCGGTATCAAAAAAGCGAACTGTCCCGTAACTAGAATGTGTGGCCTCTGGCGTCACGCCTATGCCGACATTGCCGTCAGTTTTAAAAACCGTATGAACATTTGTACCACCATATTCAGTATATAAAAGATATTCATCGCCATCAGTATCATCTGCTCTAATTCTTAATCCACTACCATCCGCATTATCATTAATAATATAAGCGGCATATTCATTAGCTGTATCATCTACTACATGTAATTTGTATGAAGGACTCGTTTCCCCGATGCCGACGTTGCCTGAGGAGTCTATTGCTACGACATCGCTTCCGCCTGTTCTGAGTATCATATCATCAGTACCGTGCCTATATCTTATTCCTCCCTGATTAGCACCATCTGAAAAGATTATTCCTCCAGAATTACCTGAAGGTGTTATAATTTCGAAATTAGTGTCATCGTTTTCTTCTAATATAAATGCTGTATTTGCCGAAGCTGGACTTAACGAAGCATCTGAATCCATAACATGGAATTTTTTGTCTGGTGCGGTTGTGCCGATGCCGACGTTGCCGGTCCCCAACACTACAAAATCCGTATTATCACTCTGGTCTTCTACTACAAAACTAGGCAAAGTTCCTGCTCCTGTTACGCTTAAGTGTCCCCAAGGGGTTGTTGTGGCTATACCTAAGTTGCCACCCGATGATGTCATTGTTGATGTTGCAGTGCCTGTGCCTAATCTTAAATCTCCGCCATTTACATTCACATCGCCAGAAACATCCAAATTACCAGCAATCTTACCAGCAAAAGAAAAAGAACCTAAAGTGGTTACTCCCTCTACTGTTAAATTGCCTTGAATCAAAGTTGCTCCTGCTACGCTAAAAAGCACACTAGGAGTAGTTGTTCCAATACCCACATTACCACTGTCAACAGTATTCCAATTAGTGCCTACTTTTTTAAATAACGCGATTCGTTCAACACCGCCAGTTCCAAGAGCATGTGCTGTGCCAGCGCTTAATAAAAAGACTAGCACTAAAAATAAGATGTATTTTTTCATAACTTTTTTAGTTAATTACTTCAAATAAGTAAATGTTACACCTTCTCCGTCTGTCAACACGTCAACATAAACATCCGCGCAATCTTCTGCACCCAGCGTATAGCTATCTCCTGCATTTAGCGGGATGCCCATTTGTGAACCTGACAATGCTTCTGTTGAAGTTCCGCCTACATATATTGCTGTTGTGTTCGCTAACAAAGCAACTACAGTAATATTCTTACAAGGTGTTACTGTCGAAAATAACGCTTCTGCTGTTGTAGACGCTGTTACTGCTTTTCTGCCTGATATTACGTCAAAATATGTACTCTGTAGGGGTACTCGATTCTCATCGCGAGGCAATGGAGATGGAGGCTGTGCAATCGCTTGTGCGACAGATGTCAATAGAAATACAAACGTAAATACGACAGATAAGGTGATAATGTATTGTTTTGTAAATATTTTCATATGAATGGAAGGAAAGGGGACAGATGCCCCCTATAACCCTATTTTTTATTTCCTTGTTCTTTGCTCTTGTTTTTAGTTGCATCTTCTTCCTTTTCCTTAGCATCTTTGTCTGCTTTTTCCTTAGTATCTGCTTCTGCTTTAAGCACTTCATTAAGTTGTGCTTCTAAATCATCTTTAGATTTTCTGCGATCCACCTTTTGCTCTTTTTCTAACAAAATGTTGATTATATCCTGCTTATCCTTGTATGCTTGATCCTCTTTTGACAATTTCAAGCCAAATTCACCCGCTTTATTAACACGATCGTGCTGAACTTTACTGCCAAACTGTTCTTCCATTTTAGCGACTCTAGCCTCCACTTTCTCTAATTCTGTTAATTCTGGCTCTGCTTCCGGCGTAATAGTAGAGCCAAGCAGTCTATTTATAAGATTCTGCTCGTCCTCGAGGCTGTAGATTGCGTTGCCTTTGCCTTGTTCCTCTCCTATAATTTTACCTTTATCTTTACGCATTAAAATCTTGCGAGCTAAATGCTTTGCAAGATGCATGCCTTCCACCAAAGGGAAGACCTTTGTTTCCTTTGCCTTAACGAAGAGAGGCACGCCTCCATAAGGATGTTCAAAATCCTCATCTTCTGGATTGGTCAAACTAACTATTTGACCTGTTGTATTATTTTCCATAATAATATTCCTTAATAATTAAAGGGCTTCGCAGTTCCCTTTACAGCTAAAATGCTGTGTCCTGCTTCCGCAAAGAAGCAAGGACAATACTTTAGCGTATTAGAATTCGGCATAATGCAACTTGGTCTGCGGCCGCATTTGCCACAAGGGAGATACCAATAAGTTGTGCATCAAACGGGCCTTCTGCTGTAATTGCTTTTTGACCTTGACCTGTGGTGTCATCTCCTGTAGTGACTCCAGCTCCAATAGTAAGCACTTCACCTACAAGAATTCCACCTTCGCCATTAGTCAAAAGCCAACCATATTCAGAAGCGGCAAATGCCACCTGCGCTACTCCTACTGCTTGCTGTACTTTGCTGGTAATAGCCGCTTTATCAACTTCTGCCATAGTTCGGATAGTAATATCCGAATCACTTACGCTCAAAGCCGTTGAAAGCGCGTATTCTGGATACAGTGTAAGAGTATCAACGCTGTTTGTCTGGATTTTGAATACTTGGCCTGCGCCAGTTCCATCATCTACTACGCCCCAAGCATCTTCAAATTGACCTACTGTCCATCCTGCGGATGCTTTAGTAATAAAGCGGTTCCTGCTTTGATTGTCTTGGCTGGAACTACAAGCATCAACAGCAGTAACAGCGTCAGGCACAGCAATACTTCCTAGTGCTAAAAGGCTATTAGCCTTTACATACACCCACTCTCGTCCATCAGGTGTTGTTGCTCGTTCTCCGAGCTTGAATGCGCCTCTAACTGTAGTAGTTTGAAGCACATCTTGAAAAGTTATCTGGTTCATATGTTTTTCCCTTTCAGCCCACTAGTTCCGAACTAGCGGGCTATTCTTCGGCATCGCCGAATTAATTAATTAGAAGCAACTTCTTGTACTTGTTGCCAACCCGTTATCATCAAACCACATATACATAACGGTTTTAGATACATCCGAAGCAAATCTAAAACATGCTTTTCCCACATCAATAGTTGAGGTTGACATTACATCACCCACACTAAGCATTGCACTAGGAGTAGTGGTTGCAATTCCCACCCGACCATCATTATTCACACCTCGTACTACAAAAGAAGGGGTTGTACTGCCATTATTTCCTACTACCATTGAGTTAGCTTCTGTTCCCATCTCTACTACAAATAACCCTGATGGCGTTGTAGAGCCGATTCCTGAACCTACGCCTGTACTTGTAGTCTGAATATTAGCCGCTGTAGAAGTTCCTGTAGTCAAAATATCTAAAGCCGACCTATATCCATCATTATATAAGATATACGGAAAATGTTGTTCCATTAACTGAGTTCCAATTCCAAGCACAGCACCCTGTGTTGCTGTGTCATTGCCAAGAATAGAACCTACAATCTCAGCGATTCTTTCTTCTCCAAGCCGATCAAGCATTTGACCAAGCAATCTATCGGCCAAACCTCCGCTGTTCTGCGCTTTGCCTATTACAACGAAACTAGAGATGCCAATAACAGCTACCAATGCGATAGTAATTATTGTTTTTGTATATTTATTCATATACTATTCCTTTCATTAACCCTTTCGGGCGGGTTAATTTTTAGGTTACACCTCTCATTTGACCTTGTAGTCTTGGGTTTGCAGCGGCGAAGTTTCCTGCGTAGAACAGATGTCCGACTTCTGCAAGCTGATCTACTGGATCCATCATCAAGCGGAAGTTAAATCCTCTTGTGGATGGCACTCTGCCCGGCACTCCAAGTGGAGTTCCTTGCCTCTGCTTCTTGAAGTTCAAGGTTTCAATATTCTTGCTTGCTTTGCTCAAGTCAATTCCGTAGAACCTAAAGAACTTGGTATTTATAAGATAGAACCGTCCGCTTGGACATTGTTCGTCAGCTACAACTGGCACTCCTCTGAAAAACACCACTTCAAATCCCTGTGTTCCTGCTAATGCCGCAGATTGTGGCACCATTCCGAAAGCGTTCATCTGTGGGAATCCGTTTTGCGTGTAGCCAGCCCTAACAGTAGGAGTCAAAAGCGATTCATAGGTATCCCAAATTGACTCTGTGGTAACGTGCATGGTTGGCTTATCCATTCCTACTCTTACGCTTCTCCAAGCCGTAGCAAGTTTAGCAAGCGTCAATACTCCTGCTGAAGCTAGGTAGTATCCGTCTAAAGCCGGAGAATATGTGGAACGAGTAAGAGTTCCATATGTAGCAAAGTTTGTTGCGTCATCTGCCGCGTTGGTAATAGAATCCCACTCATTACCTGTTCCATTGCCTGCAAACAAGTTATCGGCCATCAGCGTCATCAAAGAACTTGCTTGGGAGTCAAACTCTGTTTCAAGCAAATCTAATACTTGCTCATCTCCGCTATTAAGAGCTGTTTCTATATGAGCAATAACAACTGGCTTATAAGCCATCTTTGGATTGAATTTCGACTTAACACGTACTTCCTGCCGATTAGTATCCAACTTATCGGCAATTCCTATATTTCCACCATTAGTGGAATCTTGGTATTTCAATATAAACTGCAATTGAAATCCAGTACGCCATTCTTTGGCGTTTTGAAGCATCGTCATTAAAAACGGGCTTCCTTGTGAAACAGTATCGAAAACTTCCGGAATTATCTTTTCCCTTGTTACTGTTTTCACTGCATCTGTAAATTCCATGTTTAATTATCCTTTCAATCTCACAAGCATTTCCTGCGGGCTTTCTTCGCCATACCCATGATAATCAATACCCTCGCTAGTATCAGCTCCTCCGCCCTTTGGATCAACTGGATCGGTTCCTCGCTGTTGTATGTTCTTGACAATTTTCTGTTCAGTCATCTTGATAGCGAGTTTCTGGTCTTGCATGTCCTTGAATACGGCCATTAAATCCTTTGAGCCGAGTTTTGTGGCTCTCTGAAACAAAAGGTCTTCACTCAAATTTGGCTCAATTTTGCGTATTTCAGTTAGTTGAGCGTCTATGACTTCGTCATTCAATCGTTTATCTTCTACTGTTTGAGCATCTATGCGTTGCTGTTTAAGCTCGGCCTTTTGCTCGTTAGCCTCTAAAATCTCTGCATATGACTTGGGTTGCCAATCTGGCTTCTGCCATTCATATTGCGGAGTTTCAGGAGGTGCTTGCGATTTATTAATCTTTGCTAATTCCTGTGACTTGACAGTATGGTCGGCTTGCAACTTAGTATATTCTTCTCTAAGCTGTTCGCCTGTCAACTGCCTGCCGCTTACATCGTACGTGGCTTCAGCTGGAGTGCCGCTTGGTTCACTAGGAACTGCGTCACCTTCGCTAGGTTGCTCTCCACCTTCGGCTGGCTCTTGGCTTGGTGCATCCCCTTCGGGCGCACTGCCTTGAGCTGGCTCTGCTGGAATATCTAATACATCTGCTGGATCTTCCATATGTTTATGACTGACGTTCGCTGGCTTGGTCTTGCGACTGCTTTTGAACGACTTGGTCAATTACTTATAATCTAATAAATTGTTAATAATCTAAAATCTTTTTTAATATACGTCGTAATCTTGCAAGTAAATCCGCAATTCTTGTAAACCCAATATCCTCACTACATTGAGGACAAATCCAATTTAATACTGGATGAGCTTAGGAGTCGTGTTCTGTACCTCTCCCTGCATACTGATCTGACATATATTTAATTATTGTGCTGGTTGCGTGGGTGGACCCTGTGGCGGTGCTACTGGCTGTGGCTGAAATTGAGCCAACTCTTGATCCGTAATCCCAACAAACTTAGCTGGGTTTAATTGATAAAGTTCAGAATTCTTGGCTATCTCGGCTGGATTGTCGTATGGACCCATCTTGAAGTAATCAAGCGGAGCTAACACGCCTTTCTCTACATCTGCTTGGGCCAGTTCAAACTTGAATTTCTTGTCCTCTGGCAAAGTATTGCCGGGAATAATGCGAACCTCTGTACCATCCTCGAAGTCATCCTGCATCAACTCAATGATTTTAAGAGCGTTGTCAGAACCCATTGTCTTGGTATAGTGAATCTCTGTGTAACGAGTTTTAGCAAGATGATACTGCCAATTAAATAATTCGTAGGCAATATAGTCAACAACTTGAATCATCTCATTAAGCCGTTGGAATGACTGTTCCACAAGCGCTAACCGCCCGCCTTTGGTTTCTGAACCCTCTCTCTCGCCTCTAAAAGCGGATGTTGCGGCCATGACATTATCAATCTCCTCTCGACTGTCTTTCATGTCCTCCATTATAAAGTTAGGCAATGCCTGTCCCATTTCACGCGTAACACCTGTTGCAACACCTTTGCCCCAAATTATGCCGGAAGTTTCCCAACGTAGCGATTGAGCGTCTTTCTTGGTCATAACCCCTGAATCAACCTTAATCATTCCATTGATTATCTGGGCGTTGTCATCTATCTGGCGCTTCTTCCTATCCAATGACTCCTGTAAGGGAATAGCTTGGGAGATAAAATCTGTTCTACCAATAGGACGGTCTAAATTAGAAAGTACGGTTGCGAATATATATGGCTTGCGAGGCATGTCAAAGTGATTGAAAAAGTGCGCTTCAAGTTCTGTGTTCTCTGAACCGTCTTCATTCTTAGCATTTCTGCCTGCATCGCGAGCTGTACCGAGTATTTCTTTTCTTTCTTTTGGCGTGGTTTCGTCTTTGGCAAGTTTAAGTCCCTCTTCTTTTGTTATCATCACACCATCCCAATCCCAATAAGGGTTCCGTCCTCTGCTCAAAATAATATCCTCAAATTTGATTATCAATCTATCTTGTATCCACGCCTCTTTGTAGGTTTCTTCTGGGTTCTGAATAGCTATCTGATCCTCGCTGATTCCTACTTTCTTTAATATGGCTTCTTTCTTATCAGGAAAGCGGTTAATGACATTCTCTAAGGTGTCGTCAATCTCCTCAATAGCGAACTCGCTCTCAACCTCATTAGATGCTTTCTTGCCAAAGCGTACCCTGCGAGGGTCTAAAGATTTAACATCAAAATCATTTGTCTTTTTATTCCAAAATGGTTTCAAGACCACAAGGCGCGATAGGTAGAGGTTGCGCATTCCTTTTCTAAATACCTCCTTAACATTAAGGTCGTCATATTTGCGTAAAAAATATTTCTCCTGTAGCTCGGCCAAGTCCTTGCTCTCGGGTGTAGTGCGTCCGGGCAAGAAATTAGGCTTAGGAGGTCTGGCTATAAGAGAATTGATAACCGCTTCTGCATCAATAAATATTCTGTTGGCCCGCGTGTTTGATTTCTTGATAGGCACATTGCGAGTGTACTCAGGTATCCGTGAATGGCTGGTATCCCCATGCCCAAAATCTTCGTACTGATCCTTGCCGTCAGAACTCTGGTCGTCAGAACTCTCAATATCATAATATTGAGAGTTCCTGAAATAAACTCTTTTTACAATATTCCAGATGCTCTCTGATGAGTTCCAACGATTATCAACGAGCTTGCATAGGTCTTTATCTTTTAATTCTTCAATTTTAGGCATATAAAAAGACGGGCAAAAGGTGTCCGCCTATGATGTGTAGATTTGTACACACCATCTCGCGAACACTTCTCGCCCGTCCTTGATTATGGTCTATGGAGGTAACCGTCAAAGATTGTGGGACAGTTTAATAATACTATACTATGTTTTCTTTGTAAACAAATTCTTCTTAACCTCAATATCAGTAATCATACCCTCTGCGCTGAATGATACTATAACTTGACCTTTTCGTACATCTAGGGCATTGGTATTGATGAGCTTTTTAATGTTATGCCAATATCTAGGTAGCTGGTCAGCACCAAATTCAGATACAATGTATTGTTCTAGGTTGTGCGAATCAGTTAGCATTTTGTTTTATCTATTATCTGGTAAAATCTCCTCTAAAACCTCACCTATGTTAGCAAAATCGCCCTCTGACGTGTGTTTAATCACTTCTGCTTTCTCTTGGTTGTCGCCAGAGAATACGGCACCAGCTCCAAGCGTAAGACGCGCAAGATACCAATATAGCGTGCTAAGTACATAATGGTCCTCACCCGTTGTACTGAGCCAAGAATATCTTTCTATACCCTTGGTATCAACCTCTTTAACTCTACGCAATGTTTCCCAATGCTTAATGTATTCAGCGAACATCCTATCTGAATTTAATCCGAACAACACCTTAGCTTGTACAATTTCGTCAATTAACTGGTCCAGTATGCGGTTACGATTCGAATAAACAACGCCTGTCTTGTCTTTTTCACCCCACCATACAATCATTTGTGGGTTCTGCTCATTCCTAGAGAAGTAGCTCATGTAGAACGAAGTGTAATTATCCACATAATACTTGCTCATAACCGTATCCGGCAACGCGTCAATCACTGTAATCGGCTTGTAGACGCTCAAAATATCGTCTAATTCGCTCCATTTGGTGAATTTACCCACTTTTATCAGTCCTCTCTCGCTCCCTAGGCAGTAATGTTTTATGTTGCCAACGTCAACTCCTAAGTAATATTGAGAGGTTACAAGGTCTTTTGGAGTCCAATTATCCAGAATCGTAGAGCGTGTAATCTTTAAATCGCCCGGATTGTACGGCTCACCTAAAACGAAGTTATAAAAATACTCTTGGTCGCCCTCGCTTTCGTCTATTATCTCATCTGCTGTGATCCATGAGGCCATTAAATGGGATATGTGGTAGCCGGATACCTTGGCATCTGGCTTATCTGCTATCCATTTGCCTGTTCTGCGCGTGTTATCGCTAATTTCTAATTTACATTTAGTGCATATGAATATTCGTCTAGTTAAATCAATGCTCTCGGGCCATTGGAGTTTCTGCTGTACTTTGCAGTGTTCACAAGTGATGTGCCATTCCTTTTGGTCTGATTTTATCCACGCTTCGTCCACAGCTCCCTTTTCAGTAGTAGGGTTGGAAAATATCCAACGCCCTTTCCAGCTATCCTTGCCTTTAATACGAGATTTATAATCTAATAAGGTCTTTTGGTCGCTTCTATCAGCTTCGTCGTGAATCAACACATCTGCTGTAGTCATTATGGCCGCAGTCTTTGAGATTGTACCCTTGAAGAACAAGAATCTACCGTTTATCTCCTTGCGTTCTATGCTGTCTGTTTTAATATCTCCAAATACATCTCTATTAACTTGTAAAAGCGGATTTGTCTTAGAACTTACAAACTCTGATACATCTGAATCGCTTGGGAATGTGTAGATGGAATTAAATCCGTATGTTAAAGCCGCAAAGAATATTTTAAGGTTGAACGTAACTGAACCTCCAATCTGTGAGCATTTTTTAACTACAATGTTTTTGTTCCAATCAGTGAGTATGTCGAGTAAGAATAAATGGTGATAGTAATTCAATGGCTCGCCTTTTTCATCCTTTATTCCCTTGTCCAGAATCCAATGTAGAACTGATGTGTCTTTTATATCCATGTGTCTAATGATAAATTTTTTGACGCTGAATACAAGGATAAATTTATAAAAAGAATTGTCGAGTAAAATCGCTCGCTATCGAGTCGGTGGTTATATAGTAAGCTTAATGTGTCTTTTTCCACTCAGTGCGCGCTTTTGCCTCCATTTGCTCATTATAAGGAGCCATAGGATCGCCGTAGAGCGTTTTAAAGCCGTCTTGACCCGGCTGTAGCAGGTCTAGACGATGCTTTTGTTGCTCTTCTTTATGCTTTCTGGACTGTGTGTAATAAGGATCTGTAGCTTTGTCTGTAATGCGCCTAATACAATTTTTCTTACATTTAGGACATTTGACCTCATACTTGGCTATGGGAATCTTGTAGCTACCGATTATAACTTTAATCCCTACGCTCTCAAAATCTAACTCGCATACATCGCACCAAAAATCAGCTTTACTCACACTAGGAGCGTCTGTAATCATCCTCATATGCTTCCCTTGGAATTTCTTTTGCTTCTCTGATTCTTTTCTCTGCTCTCTATTGCTGTCCACGTGCTTCTTTAACTTTTCAACCTTGCTTTCAGGACTCATTTTACAATCTCCCTTACCTTGTTATACAATCCCTTCCAACCTTGCTCCTCTCTCATGTATTGCTCTTGCTCCTCGCGAGTCATATCCGGCAAAAAAACTCCGTTGGTTTCCATTTCTTCTAAGGCTTGGTCAACTTTCTTCTCGTCCTCCTGCTCCGTCAACTTCCACAGCTTCTTCAATTTTTTTAGGCGGTTCAGCATATAATTGCTTCTTTAAAATTTCCTCATAATTAGTAGTAGCTTTTTGTACTTCTGGATTCGCTAGGATATTTATTATATTTACTGTTTGCGGTGGCTTTGAATCTTCTTGATTACCGAATTCCTTTTTTTTCTTGCGTGATAAATAGTCCATTGAATTGTTATAACTCTCTGTCATTTTGCTTACAACAGTACGCCTAGCTGTCATAACTGGTTTTGCTTTTAATCTATCTCGCAATAATTCTGTTTTAGGATGTGCTTTTAAGTATCTTGATAATGATTTATTGCTGATATTAGCATGAGATGCCGCATCAGTATCTGTTCCATCTAATTCCCATATCTCTTGACATTTCGAGATTATAAATTCTTCAGTTCTGCCTTTTTTAATATCTTCTTCTGTTAAATCAAACCACTTCCTGCCCACCGTTGACACCTCTTCTGTTTTATGTTCTGACATATCATACTTTTATAATTCTAAGGTTTTAAAATCTGACTCTTAACATCATCTGGCTTTTTAATTAAAGACAATATTGGAGTAACTAACATACCATTTCCTTGTGGAATTGCTTGCATTTGTGGGACCATTTGAAAACCATGTTTAGTAAGAACAGCCTGCATTTCAATATTTAAGGCCTGTATTTCCTCCGGAGTAGGCTGTTTAGGCTCTGGTGGTGGCTTAGGTGGCTCTTGTGGGGCCTGTTCTGTAGTTGGTTCTGGTGTTGGATTTGGAGTAGTTGTTTCTGGCATAATTTATATTATTATTTTATTGATTACGATATTTATTACACGATTTGATAATCATAAACATTAAAAAAACAGCATTAAAATAGCTGTGATATTATTGATTAATTTTTACCTTTTTATTCTCCATATCAATTGTTTAGAATTCTGTAATTTAATTATAGCACACTAAAAAATTTCAGCATATTCAACTATCCCCAATTTCGAATTTAGTCATAAGGAAATGGTGCGGAGGAATTTTTTAACATCGCTCCCCCAATTTATCTAGCATAGCTTCGTGTCCTTTTTCCCATTCCGTATGTCTGCATTTCTTACTTGGATGCAGGAGTGTATAAATATCACCTAAAGATTGAGCCATTTCCTTTTCCCTGTCTGTTACTTTTACATTTGTGGTTAAATCTATTTCCACATCTTCCCATGTATTATTAAGAGAAACATAATGCAAGGCTAGTTTAATTTTTTGTTTATCAGTCATATTTTTTTATTTTTTGCTCACCGCCACTCCTCTTATCTGATTGTAAAAATGGTGCGGGAGCTTATTTTTCAACGCCTCCCGCCACGTTGTACCTCCCCACCTCCTTTATTTAAGGTTTACTCTTGCCGCAGGATGCTGTGCTCCTACGGAAGTATGAGGAATATTCACCCTTCCTTTCTTGCAGACTGGGCAAATGACGTATATTCTTTTCATCTTTTGATACACATACGCCATCTCTTCAGTTGATTCCAATGCTTTCCATTCTCCGTCGCATTTCTGGTACTTGCGACATTCTGGACATTGCGTAGCGGATTCCATTTAGCTTCTCCTGACAGATTGGACAGGTTCGCTCTTGGATGTCATCACTCCTGATTTCTGCGTAATCAAGAATGTACTTGTGGACATTTCGCCATTCTCCTGTCTTGAATATGCGCTTGCATCCTCCGCACTGGATGATTCTTTTTAGCATTGCTTGCCTCCTTTTAGCCCCCTTTCCGCCAAAGGTAACGCTTAAAATCTCAGTTTGGCAGTTTTGCAACACTATATATAGTGCCAAACTGCAAAACTGAATTTATACTATACGACCACGCCACGACTATAACTTACCCAGCTCTCCGAACGCCATATAATAACCATTTATAGGTTTAGCTATATTTAGTTCGGGAGAGCCAGATATTTATAAATTAAAACAATAACCAAATTAGTATTAAAAGCTATTATGCTTGCCCCGTTCTCCAACACGGTTGGAGTAACTTGTCTAAATCTAATGATTCTATTTTTTGTGTCATAAAGTTTATAAATTACTTATTTTTTTCTACCCCACACCTCTGCTCACTATACTTTGCTCCTTATGTATAGTGAGAGCGGGTGTGGGGTAAATCAAAACCTTGCGTTTATCAACGGGATGATCCTTTAATATCTTTTTCAATTTCAGCAGTAGAAACATGCTTATTATCTTCGGCAATTTGAGTTTTTTCTTTTTCTGTAAATTCCATATATTTATAATTAAGAATTATTGGAGAAGGAAGCTGTTGTTATGCTCCCTCCTCCGCTTTGACCTCTAGTTGAGGTTGCAGTTGTTGTTCTTATTCACAACAATCACCCCCTTTCGGGTTACAGGTTACGGTTGCCTCGACCCATCCACTCTACACAGAGTGTGCCATCATGGCATCCATCTCTAGTTGAGTTTTGCATCCACCAGAACAGGCGACTTGCTTAGGCTTTTCCGCCGCGTCAATGATATATGGGGTGTCACCTTCTCGCAAGTGGTGCCATGGCTTTCTAAATGGCGTGCTAACTTTATAACACTGAGGGCATTGTCTAACCTGCACTCCGGACATATTGATTCCTCCAGTTGTATTTTTTTAGCTTCGACTTGCGAACGTAAATATGGGTGAACACGACCCCATTGGCCGTTATTGTACAAACGACCACATCCGCATATTTTCACTGGCTTCATTGTCTGCACCTCGCTTTACTAAAGGGTAAAAAAGAGCGTTAGAAAAGTAACCAAACTATTATAAAAGCTATAATGTATTTTATCATATCCACGAATCTTCTATGATTCCTGTACAAGCCCATTCGTAATCGTATCCGTCTAGGATTCTTTGAATAGTCCAGCGAGTACTACAATCAATCGAGAAACTGCAATCATCCGAAACTTCTGAATGATCTATATCGTGAATTTGATAAATACCACGTGAGTGGCCTTGATCACCTCTTACGAACTGCCTAAAACTTGATTCGCAAGTTGCCAAATCGTATAGGAAATAAATATCTGCAAATCCCATTTCGCCTGCCACATCATAAATTTCATCCTGTATCTCCTCTATTCGTTCCACAGTAGGGTACTCGTTGGGGTCTAGCAAGCCCATTTCTGGCTTTTCTGGTACTAAATCAGGTATAAGGGGTAATTCCTCTGTTAAGGCTGTTTCAATCGGTACAGGGCTATTTTGAGGCTTTGATACTTGAGTAGTATCTTGTTTCATTATCTCACCCACATTTGTGTATATAACAGCTAGAGCAGAAACAAAACCAAAGGTATATATAAACAAACCAATGGCTAAAAGTGATGCTCTACCCCAAAATGTTGATGGCGTTTTTATTGACATATTATTATATCTCAATATCTATATCATTGGTGCCGTGTATTATTTCTTCTTTCATGTTTTTTATTATTTTTAATATAAACTAATATCTGCTATACCGCCAAACCGATTACAGTAGCACTCCGATGACACATCGTCATGTCTGGTGCGTCCTTCTCGTATACAGTAGTAATAGCAAGTATCAATTAATATTATTTTTTGTTAAGTGGTCTTGAAACCATTTAAGTATTTTTTTACAATTAGGGCAAATCATCAGCACAGTTTCGATTTTGCACTTAGAACATTTTTTGTGCTTGCTTGGCTTCTTGGATTTCTTCTCCATATCGCTTTTTTAAGAATAAAATATCTTGCTTCCAATTTCTGCGTGGATACTTCTTAATTATATACTCAATCTCCTCTGGAGTCATTTTTTCAAAAGCTAGATGTTGGAGTAAGAATGAATCGAATCCCTCGCCTCTGTGGTGATACCAACACACTCCGTTTATAAAACATTTTTCTTGAAGCTGGCGACCAGCTATTATTTCGCTGTGATGCCACTCTACACGGCCATGACACATACCAGTATCAATCAAAAGACATTTCTGCATTGCTAAATCGCTCGCTAGTTCCTCTTTAAGTTTTATCGGTATCTTCATAATAAATTACAAGTAGCGCGAATCCAACCATCTATGAATTCATAACTCCAACTATTCTGCAAACAATTTTCACAAAGTCGCATTGCCATAATTATTCTAATAATTCACTAATTGATTCTATTTTTCCAACTCTTTTTGATTTCCCTTTAAGCATAAGTTGTAAAAACTCATATACTTGTTCTATCTTATTATTTTTATAACCATACATTTTGTGAAATTTTTTATGACATTTTTTACAAAAAGTTATTCCGTTATCAATATCAAATCTAAATTCTATATATTCAGAAAAATTATATATATGATGTGCCTCTAAATATCCACCACTTTTATTACATTTTTGACAGATATAATTATCTCTTTTAAAAATTTTTCTGTACCATATTTTATATTCAATTGATTTTCTAATCTTATATTTTTTAGAAGTAATACCACCCTTCCACATACCATTATTTTCCCTAGATAAATTTAATCGTTTTCTGCCTTTCATTATTTTACTCATTTTTTCCTTATGTTCACTAGAATGATACTTACCTTTAAAGCCATAAGTTTTTTTTCTTTTTCCGCTTTTATAATCTTTTTTTAAAATTTTACTTAATTCTTTTTTATGTTCTTCTGATAATTTTTTACCTTTTTTAGCATCACTAATCTTTTTTTTTGTTTCCTTTGAATGAGAAATATTTTTATTCCAAGGGATACAATTTTCTTTAAATTGTGTTTTCTTAGACTTAATCATTCTTTTAAAAATGTGTTCTTTTGTTTGTTTTTTTCCTTTATTAATTTTGTGTCCTTTTTTAAATGGCATAAATCATTTTTTATATTAGAAATTTTTACAAAACCATTGTTTTTAATTTTACCTATATTATTAGATTTATTTAATAAAATTTTTGCTTTTTCTTCATTAGGCAAATCTTTTATTTCATTATACTCTTTTTCTAAAAAAACGCAATCTCTTGTAATTTCTGGATAATAGTTTGGGTCTAATTTAACTGGAACATAATTTCCTTTATCATCAGGTACTTGATTATTCGCATCTACCCATTGTCCAAAATGTTTTCTAACTTGTGTACCGTCATGTAGCACACCAGTTTGTTGATTTTTTTTATCTTCTATCTCATCTGCTTGGCTTTTTGGAAAAATTGTGGCAATAACATTGCGCCTAATAGTTATACCATTGGAAAAAGAAATGATGTCTTTATTACTAACAATTATATTCTTATGTTCTTCCTCTGTAATAGTAAATCTATCACCATTCATTGTTTTTAAAATATAATTCATACAAAATCTACTGTATTACTCTTTACAGATAAAGCAGATAGGTCTTCGTCAATATATTTATGCACGCTTTCTAAAGTCCACTTGAAATCTGCGTTTTTTTTAAGCCACTCCATTGTATCTTTAATTTTTTCTTTACTATAACCTTTAAGATTTGAAGATGCCTGTAATTCACGTTTTATGGCCTTACTATATTGCTCGCTATTTTCAATCTGTTTATTTTTCATTACCCAGTATAGGGCTATAATCCACATTCGGTAATCTTTATTATCAACCATTATTTTAATTTTTTCTTTGAGGTTAAATTCCTCGTCAGCTTTAGCTGACAATGTATTATTCTTTTCATTATTATCATTCTTTATATTCTTATCCTTCTTGTCTGTTGTTAGTGGTTTGTTACTGGTTTGTTGCTCGTTTGTTACTGGTTTGTTAGTAGGTGTGTTGGTTTGCTTGTTAGTTGGCTCATCAATACATTGATATTGTTCCCAATTTACTACTGTTATGATAGTAAATTTGTTTGTTGGTTTGGTTGTTATTCTGTTTGTTGATTTTAGATAGGTAAGTGCAGTTCTTATCGTTTGTAGTTTTGGTTTGCGTGATTTAGGGAATATCTCTTTGCTAGCTGAATATAGCCCAGTAATGAACTGCCCTTTTTTAATATCTATATCCTGATTATTAAAAGGGACTTTGGTATCTTTGTGATTTGCTCTTAATAAGCACCATATCCATACTTTAAAATAAATAGGATTTTGAAAGACAGAGCTTTCAAATATCTTTCTATGTAGTTTAATCCAACCTTGCATAACAAAAAATCATCAGGAGAGAACGATGCTCAACGGCTCTGACGAACCGCCACCGAGTGGATACGATGTATCGCTCTCTCTTGATGACTTGTTATGTGTCAGATTTTTTGAGCATATGTTATCTATATAATACCATATCCAATTATTTTGTAAAGAACTTTTATGCACATGTAGCCAAAGGGCATATCTCCCCATGCTTAGTGTCGAAAATACGCCCCGTTAATGGCTACATAAGGGGCGATCAGATAATCGCCTCTTGTGTAGTCATTTCCCAATCAACTCTCCCCAAAATTCTATAAGCTGGATTTTCTTCTTGATCAAGATACATTTGTAGGATGTGCAATGGATTTTTGCTCGCACATCACTATCTGTATAGATTGGACAACCACAAGACGAACAGGCCTTTTCATCCCTTATGGCTAGGCGATTAGTGCTTTTTGGGAGTTTGGGGAGCATATAATCATATTAGTATTTGTTGTTCTTTTTTAGATTCATTGTTTAGTTAGTAGAAAATTATTTTTAAATGGTTTATAATTTACTTTATGATGCCAGCGATTAAATTTCCAAACAACTTCTACGATATCTGGATGTTGTTTTTGTAATGATTCTGCAAACTTCATTCTATCATCATTATCTGTATAAACATTATCCGTATTACCACCTTTCATTCTTTGTGTGGTTACTTTCCCAATAAGAAAAGCATTAAATAATATAGTACACCAACCATCTTTTAACACTCTAATTGATAAATCGGTATCTTCATTGTATCTTCCCCGCCATCTATGAGATAAATCATTTTTTATTAAGATACAGGAATAAATTCTAGTATTTAAATTATATGGTGGAATCTTATCTGTTGCTTTACAAAAATTATAATAATTAAATCCTGCTATTGCTACATTTTTATATCTATCAATAAAATCTTCTGCATATCTAAATATTGCTCTTGATGTTACCTTTGGTTTTTTATTTCTATTCAACCTATGAAATCCCTCTATATTATCATCCAATATCCAATGTCGTTTTGCCTTAATAGATATAGAATGTTCCCATACCCAGTTACGAGCTGGTATAGAACCTTTACCTAAATTTTTAAAAGGTAATACTAGAATATTTTTTGCTACATTTTTATAATCTTCATATTCCTGTGGTTCAATAACCAAATAAAATTTAACATTCATTTTTTTCAACTCTCTAGCAGTTAAACAATTTTTAGCTCTACCTTTTGAAATTATATAAATTGGATATTTAGGTTTCATTTTTTATTATTTCCCCAATGAGAACGAAATGGATACCAAGCAGATTTCGTTTTATTAGTTAATTTTTGACCTATAATTTTTGCAAATTCCTGCAAATCTTCTTCATTATCAAACCTAAATATAATCTTTGCATAAACTTCTTGTTTCTCTTGTATGAATTCAGGCATACCTCGCCATTCTTTCTTCCAGACTTCTTCGTCATATTCTCCGCCAAATAATGATTTTTGATTTTTCATAATTCCTTTAGTGATATTCTTCTGCTTTGCATTCTCCACAATATCTTCTTGGTAATGGTCTAAAAGATACTGGTGCGCGTCTGTTACTATTACCTTATCTTTAGGAAAAAAGTCTTGGTATATTTTAGCTATATCGGGATTGTTCTCAATGGCAGTTACTTCAACATTTTGCCAAAGTTTTCTATTGCCTCCAATTCCACAATAGGCATTAAGCACCTTTAACTTAGCCATTTTTCTTTATTTAGCTTGTAGTATTTTTTCATATATATTTTTCTTTTTGCTTTATATTCTTTTGTATTTCTATTTTTAA